CCAGTTCTACCTACGGGAATAGACACGTCACCAGTTGTGCCATCTGCACCGCAAGATCCGACTATACCAAACATTGATGTAGCGGGGCTTGGATCCTTAACACCGGGTTCAAGACCAGACATTGATACATCTAGTCTTCCAGAGGGTATTGCCGCTGTTGCTCAAGACAATAATCCTAATCAACCTGCTCCGACAGGCACGACATTTACGACAGCCCGTGGTTCTACTTACACTGTTACGGGAGATGGAACTACAGTTAGAAACCGTGCTCCTGACGAAGAAGGTGGTGAGTTTGTACAACAGCCACAAAGCGGTAAAACAATCTTTGTATCAAACGAAGACAAACAAAAATTTGGATCCTTATTTCAACAAGGCGAACCTGGACTGTATCAGTTTACGCCTGTTGCAGGGACTACGAACAAAGCTCAGTTGGTTTTCACTAAAAATTACGGTCCTAATAAAGCAGGAGATCCTGTCCCTGGTACTGAGATCACTTATTCAAATACTCCAGAATCAGGGCAGAGTCCTATTGAAATTTACAATTCTACCAACGACAACCCTAATAACATTCATTTTGGGTCTGAGATCACTCAGGTTGGAGACGGTGACACAACTGTAGAAGTTCCTGCCACAACGGACGGTGACACACTCCCTGCTGCAACGGGCACTGAAGTTATTATTGATGACGACGGTTCAGCAAGACAGGTTGGTGGTCTAGAGGGCGAGATCCTCGGGCCAGAGATTTCTACTGAGGTCACCCCAGATCAAGACACTGATGTTACGATAGACATGGAAGTAACCCCCGAAACAGATACGAGTATTGGAACCGAGACGGTTGTTTCATTGCCACCAACAGATCAGGAAAAACCTCCAAAACCTCCTGTAACGGTAACACCTCCAGTAGATGTGAAACCTTTAACAGAAGTGGGTGAGTTTCCAGAGCCACCAGAACCACCAGAAGAAGAAGAACCACCAGTGGTAACGGTTGATCCAGGAGAAGAACCCCCTGTTGTTCTGATTCCACCAGAAACTAAGACAGATGATAAAGGTAATATAATTACAGAGTGCCCTGAAGGATATATGGAGGTTCAAACTCCTGATGGTATCATGTGTGAGAAGATAACCACAGCTACAACCACAACAGGACGTAGAACATATGGTGTGGGACGCACAGCCACAACAGGTTTGGCGGGTAACATAGGTCGTCAGATACCAAGATCACGTACTAGGACTACAACTACAACCTCAAGAAGTCGGGTAAAACCAACAACACGTAGAGCATGAACTTACAAACCTTACCAGAAGACGCCTTAAAGGAGATTCTGGCTTTAACAGAGGCCAAGAAACGGCTTGATCTGAGAGAACAAGCCTCTGAAAAGTTCATGCCTTTCGCTCATCATGTGTATGAAAACTTCATTGAGGGCAGACACCACAGAATTATTGCAGAAAAACTAGAACAGGTGGCGCAAGGAAAGCTCAAACGGCTGATTATTAACATGCCACCACGTCATTCTAAGTCTGAGTTTGCTAGTTTCTTGATGCCTGCATGGTTTCTGGGACGAAATCCGAAGCTTAAAATCATTCAAGCAACGCACAATACTGAGTTGGCGGTGCGTTTTGGACGTAAGGTTCGAGACCTTATAGACGATCCACAATATAAAGACATATTTCCTGATACTAATCTGAAAGAAGACAACAAAGGAGCGGGTAAATGGCAAACCGACAAGGGTGGTGAGTATTTTGCGGCGGGTGTTGGAGCGGCGGTTACTGGTCGCGGTGCGGACTTGTTTGTCATTGACGACCCTCATTCGGAACAGGACGCTCTGAGCGAGGGTGCATTCGACAATGCATACGAATGGTACACCTCTGGGCCTCGACAGAGGCTTCAACCGGGTGGTGCGATCATAATTGTTATGACTCGATGGGGTAAAAAAGACTTGACAGGCCGTTTGATAGCGGCACAGGGCGGTGATGTCATGGCAGATCAGTGGGAAGTGGTGGAATTTCCTGCAATCATGCCGTCTGACGAACCATTGTGGCCTGAATTTTGGGAAAAAGACGCATTGTTGTCCATCAAAGCGTCGTTACCTGTAGGAAAATGGAACGCACAGTGGCAACAAACGCCAACTACGTCCGAATCTGCCATAGTTAAGCGAGAATGGTGGCAACCGTGGGAAAAAGAAGAGATACCGCCCGTAAAATACATACTTCAGTCCTATGATACGGCGTTTTCCAAGAAAGAATCCGCAGATTACAGCGCGATTACAACGTGGGGCATCTTTGAACCAGAAGAAGGTGGGCCAGACAACATCGTATTGATGGATGCGCGGCGTGGGCGGTGGAATTTCCCTGAATTAAAAGAGAAAGCCTACGAAGAATACGAATATTGGGAGCCAGACATGGTGCTTGTGGAGGCAAAAGCTACAGGTACACCGTTGATTGACGAGCTACGTTTACGTGGTATTCCTGCTTTGGGCTTTGCGCCAGGCAAAGGTCGTGATAAGGTAACGCGAATGCACATGGTTGCGCCATTGTTTGAAGCAGGTGTAGTATGGGCACCAATAGATAAGAAATTTGCGGATGAAGTTATTGAAGAAGTTGTTTCATTTCCTAATGGCGATCACGATGACTTTTGTGATAGTATGACTTTAGCACTGATGCGTTTTCGTCAGGGCGGATTTGTATCGCTGCATGGTGAAGACGAGCAACACGATGAGTATCGTCCTAGACGGGAGTATTACTAATGGCATTACCACCACTCGTAGATTCAGGGATCAGACCCGAAGATATGGCAGCGGACGCAACGTCTGTTGATGTATCTGTACCACAGCCTGAGACTTTTGATGGTGGGGCGGAAGTCATACCCGATGGACAAGGGGGCGCGGTTGTGCAAGCTTTGGCAGAAGCTCTCATGGGCGCACAACAAGAACAACAAGTTCCACACAATGCTAACTTAGCGGAGTTATTAGATGATGGGTATCTTGGGGAAATTTCGTCGGATCTTCGTGGATCTTACGAAGAAGATTTGGAATCTCGTTCTGAGTGGGAAGAAACTTACACAAAGGGTTTGGATCAGCTTGGTGTCAAGCATGAAGAGCGTTCTCAGCCGTTTGAAGGGGCTTCTGGGGTCACGCACCCGCTGATTGCGGAGAGTGTTACACAGTTTCAAGCACAGGCTTACAAAGAACTATTACCATCAGGCGGTCCAGTAAAGACACAAGTCTTGGGGTTACAAGACGCAGAAAGAGAAGAACAAGCTAGTCGTGTAAAGAACTTTATGAACTACCAGATCATGGAGGTCATGGAAGAGTTTGATCCAGACATGGATCAGTTGTTATTCTATTTACCGTTGTCTGGTTCTACGTTTAAGAAAGTATATTTTGACGAAGCGAAACAAAGGGCTGTATCTAAATTCGTTCCGGCGCAGGATCTGGTTGTACCTTATGCTGCATCGGATCTGGCGACTGCTTCTCGTGTTACGCATGTTCTTCGCATGGATGCGAATGATGTTCGCAAGATGCAAATCGCAGGGTTCTACAAAGACGTAGAACTAAGCAAGCATGAAGATGGTGAGGATGAAGTTCGCCAGAAGATAGACGAGATACAAGGCACATCTAAATCCTACACAGATGAAGTGTTTACTATTCTGGAAATGCATGTCGATTTAGACATTGAGGGTTTTGAGGACATGGGTCCAGATGGTCAGCCAACAGGAATAGCGTTGCCATATATCGTGACGATTGACGAGGGATCGGGACAGGTTTTAGCCATTCGCCGTAACTTTGAAGAGGGCGCAGGGCTTGCAAAAAAGACACAGTACTTTGTGCATTATAAGTTCATGCCAGGATTGGGGTTCTATGGCTTTGGACTCATTCACATGATTGGTGGTCTTGGTCGTGCGGCAACGAGTATCCTTCGACAATTGATCGATGCGGGTACACTTGCCAACCTCCCGGCAGGATTCAAGGCTAGGGGCGTAAGGGTTCGCAATGACGACGAGCCGTTACAACCGGGTGAGTGGCGGGACATAGATGCACCGGGCGGCAACATACGGGATGCTATTCAGCCTTTACCTTACAAAGAACCGTCAGCAACTCTCGCACAGCTTCTAGGAGCACTCATAGAGGGCGGAAGACGTTTTGTTTCACTAGCAGACCAACAGACTGGAGACGGCAACACAGCGGCTCCTGTGGGCACTACAGTGGCTATGCTAGAGCGCGGCATGAAGGTTATGTCAGCAATACACAAGAGGTTGCATTATTCGCAACGTCAAGAGTTCCGTGTATTAGCTAGGATCTTTAGAGATAACTTACCACCTGAATACCCTTATGATGTGCAGGGTGGTAACCGTATGATCAAGGCGCAGGACTTCGATGACCGTGTCGATGTTGTTCCTGTCAGTGATCCGAATATATTCTCAATGGCGCAGCGAGTCACGTTGGCACAAACTCAGTTGCAGCTTGCTCAATCAAATCCACAAGTGCATAATTTACACGCGGCTTATCGTCGGATGTACCAAGCCCTCGAGGTACAGAATATCGACGAGATACTACCCCCACCCCCACAGCCGCAGCCACTTGACCCCGCCATTGAGAATGCTCGTGCTTTGATGGGAGAGATACTGAATACATTCCCAGAACAAGATCATGACATACATATTCGCATACACATGGCGTTTATGAAGACACCACTGGTTATGACTTCACCACAAGTTATGGGTACGTTCTACTCACACATCATGGAACATGTGTCACAAAAAGCACGTAAGATGGTGATGGAAGAAATAAAAGGTATCATAGGACAAGCGGAACTTGCAGCGCAAAGTGGAGCTATTGACCCAATAGCGGCACAACAACAGATTATGAAAGTGCAACAGGATATGCAAGATCCGGCACAAATGGAATCACTGGTATCATTGCAAATGGAAAAACTCATGGCAGAGGTTCTACCTGGACTGTTGCCAACAGGTAATGATCCTATGGCTGATCCACTGGTTCAGATCCGTATGCAAGAGTTGGCTCTAAAAGAAAAAGATTTACAGAGAAAGATTGAAGACGATCAAGGCGATATGTTGATGGAGCTACAGAAAATGGAGCAACGTGCAGCAACCGATGCCGCTCGTATTGAAAGTCAAGAAGAGATTGCCCAGAACCGTAATCAAGTAAACCGTGAACGCATTGACGTGCAGCGTCAGGCGGCGCAACGGAGGGGATAATGGATCCCGTATCTTGCGTTGCATTAGCGACAGGGGCGTATAAAACGCTGAAAGCTGCTATTTCTACGGGCAAGGATCTTCAAGACATGACGGGAACTTTGTCTCAGTGGGGCAAAGCTTTTTCTGACTTCTCTAATCTAGAAGAAAGAGAAAAGAACCCACCCTTTTGGAAGAAAACATTCAAGGGATCGGACGAAGAAACTGCTCTAGAAATCTTTGCAAACAAAAAGAAGATGGAACAAATGAGGGCAGAGATCAAAGATCATATCTCTTGGAATTATGGGCCGAGTGCTTGGAAAGAAGTTCTGCAAATAGAAGCAGATATGCGTCGAAAAAGAAAACAAGAGCTATACCGAAAACAGGAGCGAATAGATGCGGCTATTAATTTTACTATTGGGTTTATTCTTTTTGTCCTCAGTGGTGGTATCCTGTTCTGCATTTTCTATTTCATCGGCAAATGGCAAGGACGTTGGTGATCATGTGGGTGCTATTATGGTTACAATTAGTGAGTGGAACTTTTGACCATTACCATGTGGATAGTTACTCAAGTGAAGAAGCCTGCAAAGCAGCACAAAAAGAAGCTAAAGTATTGGTAACTAACCAAAACTCTAAAGTGGTGTGTATAAAAATTGAACGGTGATACTTATTGAACGGCGTGGAAAATACATTGTATATGACAAACAAGGAAAGGTTGTTATAATCACCCGTGACAAAAAAGTTGCAATTAAACATGCGAGGTCAAAGAAATGACAGAGTTTGATAAAGCAGATTTGAATAACAACGGTGTTATAGAAAAAGCAGAATGGAACAAGCTTGCCTTGGAAGACCGTAGACTTGAAATGGTTGATCGGGATCTTAAACGCAATGCAGAGCGCAGGTTTACAGGCTTTGCGCTAATGGGCATGTTGATCTATCCGTTTATCATTCTGCTTGCTTCGGTGCTTGGATTTGACAAAGCAGCAAGTTTAATAACAGATATAGCAAGTGTATATGTCATAGCTGCGTCTGGGGTGGTTGCAGCTTTTATGGGTTTTAATGCGTATAGCGCAAAGGCTGAAAGCAAGAAGACCGCTATACAGATGGAGGAGAATTAATGTTACAGTCATTCATTGGACCGATAGCCAATCTAGCGGGAAGTTGGCTTGATGCGAAGTCACAAGCACAAGCTGCAAGTGCAAAGTTAAAACTCACAGAGGCCGAAGCTAAAGCAAAGATTATGCTTAGTAAAGAGACTTCAGTTGCTGACTGGGAGCGTATAATGGCACAGGGTTCTCAATCGAGTTGGAAAGACGAATATTTTGTAATTATTTTAAGTATTCCATTGATTTTATGTTGGATTCCAGGTGCAGAAGGTTGGGTTGATCGTGGGTTTGAACAGCTTTCAAAAGCACCAGACTGGTATTTTTACAGCTTGGGCATAGCAATTTCTGCATCGTTTGGTGTCAGAGGAATACAAAAGTTTTTTAAGAGGTAATCATGGGTGATCTAAAGATACCAGTAGCTTTGGTTTTTGCCATGGCGGTGCAATTAGTTGGTTTGGTGTGGTATATTAGCAACATCGTTCACGACATCGAACACCTTCAAGGTCAAGTGTCCGCACAGCAAGACATCATAGAAATTCTAAACGATGATGTGAATGATCTGTGGTATTTCTGTACCTTCACTGAAAACAAATGGGCAGAAGCTTACACAGATGATATGGTGTATGAACGTGTTTGTGGATCAAAAGAGGTTGTACAAGAATGACATTAAGTAAAAGAAAAAAAGCTACTGTAAAGAAAGTCATCAAGGGTTTGAGCAAAGCCTCAAAAACTCATGCCAATCAAGCTAAAAAACTAAAGAAAGTTTTGAAAGGTAAGAAGTAATGAGTGAAGCATTAAAGA